CATAAGAGTACACCATGTTTCAAATTTGCACGACCTAGTGATCTAGAGTCAAAACGACGCTTACGTCGATGCGAAGTTAATCAATGAAATTTAGGTATACCACCTTTCTCATCAACTACAGAAAAAGATCTATCCCTTCGGATAAATCTCCCATAATCAAAGATAGAGAGGTCCAACATCTCTCGTTATGACGAAGGACTGCCAAGGATTCCTCCAAGGTAGTCTCCCGCATAACACGAGACGGTGTCAAGTAGTAGGTGGCCAAATCTAGAAAACTAGATTCGGAATCCTCTACTTCTGACTTGCTACGTTTAGAATTAAAAAACGCTTGTTGCCAGATGGAGCGAGCCTGAACAGGCTGTGAAGTAGGTATCGACCTACAGTGAAATTCACGATGACGATGGTCAATCAAACTAAAGGCAATCATAACATCGCTACGACTAGGACCACACTTATGTCCTGTCGAAGTTAAGTTATAACTCCTAATAGTTGGTTCATCCACGTCCCAAGGAATTATCTCTGTAATTAGAGGTTTCAAACCTACCCCACCCAACTGTTCAGGGATGTACCACGGTAAATGAACTGCTTTTAGGAGATCGGAATTACGTCGAAGGAACAATTCATGAACCGCCAAAATCATGTCAGATGGACACGAATTTAGCAGTGCATGATGCCTTGCTCCAACAGTAGAACCGAAACGCGTTTCAAGAGCAATGTCTCGAAGTCCAATTGCAGAGGAACGACCTAATCCTAAGACTAAACCCATATTAACATATGGTATTAAATTAAAACTACCATTCTTATAAAAATAAGAGGTGGAATTAATATTAAGATAATAGTCTGAAGAGTAGGTCTTCCCCACAGAAGGGACAAGGCCAACACAAGAAGCAATATCCTTCCAGATTTTTAAAAATCCAGAAGGTGCTCGAACAAGTCCATCGTCACCATTAATAATAATGGGAAGATCAACTAAGCGAACTTTCTTGTTAACAGTCTCCTGGTAGGCATACCAGCAGACAGTTAAATTGACCAGACATAACACAATGAAACTCACAACTGATCCCATCAGTTGACCCCAGACCTGAGAGACACCTTCGATCATATGACCCGTAAGGGCTCTATGAAATAAGGTTCGCAGATCAGCAGGCATTTCTACAGCATCACAAATTTCATCAACGCACCATGAAGAAACTTCAGGATCCAAAAGATCTGTCGCACTCTTATAATCTAAAGAGTGAAACTGACCTTGAGTATCTTTAAAGGTATGATTTAAAAAGTCTTCACTAACAGGAGAACCTATTAAATGAAAACAATTAAATCGTTTCATAATACGATGAAGGAATTTCTGTACTGGCTTCAAGACGAAGTAAGTCAAGGGCGGTCCTTTAGAGATCGTCCTTACCTTTAAAGCTTCAGCCAAACT